CGAGCAATCCTGCCCAAGCCACAAGGCTGGACGTAACCTCTTTCAAAACATCCTTTTCTGACAGCACACCATAAGCCTTCAAGTGATCGGCCTTTTCCCGCTCGCGTAAGCGCGGCATCAATTGAACGACATGCCGAAACTCCGCCAGCTCAAACTCAATCTTCATTTCGTATCCCCTTGCACAACTTCAGGGATGATTGCGGTTACGGTTACTGGAAGGGGATAGTCTTGTTGGATACAAACAGCCCCAACACGGTCGAAGAATGGGTTTATGTAAGCCCGCATATCGCCGATATACATTCCGGTTCCGGTATTCGGCCACGCCTCAGTTGGGTCCGTACTTCGCGAAGGTTCCCACTCTCTCAGATTGGAAAAGTCCGTCCCAAACTTAATCCGCGCCGCATCCTTCACGCGGATAGTTGCAGCCGTCACCTTCTTAAGCCGCCCTTGTATAGTCGTCTCCCCGCCGATGTCGATGTAAAGAGGCTGAATCTGACAAACGTAAGGAAGGCCAACTACAACCTGGGAACCGGGCGTTGTTAAGGTGATCTGTCCGCCCGCGACCGTAAACGGCCCTTGCACTAAGCCATCAACGAGCGCGTAAACAACGTTAGAGTTTAAGTGGGTTAGGCCAGATATTGTAGTTACAATCGGGTCCATTCGCCAGTTATTGGCTTCGAATACGCTGACTGAGAAACGGTAAGTTACCGTGGCGTTAACTTGCGTCGTGCTCAAAAACTGTGTAATCGTCGCCCGGCCGCCCTTCGCGCGAATAACCTTCCCAACGTCGCCGGCGGCGAATATAGGTACATTGGAAAGAATTGAGATGTTTCCGACAACGCCGGTGAGCGTGATCTGCGCGGCCGGGTAATGAGACACTGTGCTAAGCGCCGCGTTTAGGCACCACGCATCGTCGATCTGATCGTAGATACGATCACACAACCGCTCGATATGTCGAAGCCCGCCACGGTTCACAGATACATAAAGTGCGTCTTCACTCCCCTCCCTAACAACCGCAACATCTTCCACAACACCATTCATATCATGCTGGGCCCAGCCCGCGACCTCTTGGCTCTTTAACCAAGTGAGAGAAAGCAGGCGCCCGTTGTCTTGCACGGCCCAAATCACCTTGTAAGGCGTGTCTTGGTAGGCCCAAGCTGTGACAGTTAGTGGGTAAAAGAGATGCGACGAGAGAATCGTAACGTCAGTTCCGGTGTAGATGTTAACGAAGAAGTTGTATTGAAGGTCTCGTATGATAGAGCCTTCTGATTGCACATATAATATATCATAGTCAATAACGATGGGTGGCACATCAGACGCTCCATAAAAGCTTTGCGGGACCATTGTAGCGTTTGATGGTGTGACGGCGCTGGGGCTCGAGGCACTTAAACTCCCCCCGGTTAGCTGTACTATCCCGGAGTTGGTCGCGATGACCAAGCCGCCGGGCATCGACTGTAGCCACGTTATATCGTCTACTTGCTCACTCGCCAGCGCGAACTGGTAAGCGTCGCTGTCGATGACCGGATTGTGTTTGCGGAAGTCGTTTAAAAGAGATGGTCGCGAGCCCCACACTGAGTTGGGGTTGTTGATAGTGGAAGCGTAAACTCGGCGTTGCTGGAATAACCCTACAACATCTGGATCGTTGCCTGAAGCGGAACTTAGTGTAGCTGTCGCCGTGAATGTAGTCCCACCACCAACCGCTGTAAGCGTTGGAGCCGTGTAGTTCTGGCCACCATTAGCGATGTAAAGGCCGACGATGTGTCCGACGCCGCCCGCTGTATTGTTGTCGAGGATAGGGTAGATGACTGCGCCGGTGCCAGTCCCATCCGCGACCGTAATAGTTGTCGCACCTACAGGCCAATCCGCGCTTGAGGCTGTGATAGAGTATCCGATGATCTTGGAGTTGGCGAAAGGGTCGTCCCAGGCCGGCGGTGAGAGGGTGAAGTCGGGGACGATGTTGTTATCTACAAACTGCGTTCCGTAGGAGATGCCGGCGAAGCCAAACTGTTCCGAGGCTTGCGGGACGATGGCGCCGGCGGTCGGGACGGCCTTGTAAATGCGGTAGTATTGCGCCCCAGCGACAGGTGACCAAAACACCGTCACAGTCCCTTGGCTCAACGCCAAGTTCAACAAGGCGCCGCTCACCAACGGAGTGCTTGGAAGCGACTCATTCCCGTTTATATCAACCGCTGTCACACAAAACATGTAGCGCGTATTGCCAGGATCGGGCGCTATGACAGCTGTACCGGTGATATTGAGAAGGGTTGGGGCTGTTCCACCCACACCGTTCGTGATTGTGGTTAGCGTCCAATTTGTGTCGCTTACCCTCGAAAGCAGTCTCCGCGCGTAACCATGCCGCGTTATCACCATCTGATCGGCGATCTGCGAAAACTTCAAGAAAGGAAGATCGGCCTCCGCGTATGGCGTCGCGATCTCGTAAGGCACGCCCCCACTCAAAATGAATCCGGCGTTGCTTGAGTTAGGGTATGTCGGCCCGCCAGGGTTTTTTATAAATCGGAGCCGTGTTGCAGAAAACACGAGCATGTAAGTCTGGCCGATTGCGGCCGAAAACTTGAAAGGGATGAGGCGGGCGCGGCCGGAAGTGGAGGGCTGGCCGAGGTACTGGGTGCCGGGGCGGGAAGAAGCGCCTCCCTTGTAATCAACGAAGAAGTTCTTCATCAAGGCCGCGCCCTGGTGTACCTTCGCAAGGTCTTGGCGGCCGTAAAGGGCAGGTGAGATTTCGCCAGCAGAAAGAGAGTTCTGGATAAGGGAAACGGGCTGGTTTTGGTCAGGCACTAGAATACCCCGCCCGCGTCCTCAAGCCACGGTACACTCATCCAAGGGTAGAAAAGCACGCCCGGCCCGCCCCAAGCTATTCCACTCGTCCGAATCCTAATCCAGTCTGGAGTGTGGTCGGAGACGGTCCAGCCCTCATCGCCATCCCGCACTCGTGCAGCATCCAATGCCGACTTCGCAATCTGGATGTTATCTACACGAATTTCCCGAGCGAATTTCTTATCCTCGATCAGCGGCATCGCGATCCGCGCCGCCAGCCCCGAAACCATCGCTTGCGCGAAGAGCGGGTCCCAAGCATCGGGGTATTGCATCAGGCCGGTATAGATAAGTTGGGCGCCGTAGTAGTTACTGAGGATAACGCGGGTCTGCTCGGGATCGTGGCCTTCGATAAGCCACCACTGAGAGTCAGGCGGGTTGGGGCGCGGGACGCTCGTTACGAGAAAGGGTGACGGCGCGTTCCAAGCTGGCCACGGCACGTCATTAACAATCGTTCCATCTTGCGTCGTCTGTTGATTTCCAAGCGTAGCCGGAACGTAGCGCGCGTGAACGCAGTCCGTCGGCCAATCGTACATGTAGCCCCACGGCTGCGGAACGTCTGTCGATTGGATGTAGGTGCCGTTGGCGTCGGCCAAAAGGGTGAGTGTGATTTGTTTCCGCGCAAAGTTCCAGTTCGCACCCGACAATAACTGGCGCAAAGTGGGCTCGTAAATCCTTAACAACGCGTTCGCACTTGGCGATCCTTCTTGTATATCGCCAATCTCTTCAAGCCCGCACTCATCCAGGGCTCGGTTACAGATATCAGTTGGGAGTGTCGCCACTCTGTTGTCCTCTCGGTTGCGGAGGCATCTTACCAAGTTCGGCCGTGAACTGCTTTGCTAAAGCTAAAATCATCTTGTCTTGAAAGTCTTGGTGCCACAAGTCGGGGTTGGTGACGCGGTAGATGTAGGTGCAAATCGCTGGCGTCACGTTGCACGTAAGGGTTTCGCTTGTTGACGAAACAACTCGATGCTGAAACGGAATGGCTCGTGGCATAAAAAGTGGGCCGGTAATTGGCGTCTGCTTTATACTCAAAGGTTTGATGTTGTCGGAAGGGAGAATATATTCGTAAAGCCAAGGGATAGGAGGAAAGTTGTCCGTCCACGGCGTTATGTCGTAGTTAGTGAAAGGGCCAGAAATGTTTGGCGCGCTCTTCAAAAGCGTCAGCGTTGCATCCTTCCTCGCCCAATGCGGCGCCATATCAAAGAGGAGTGAATCGCGCGCTTGCGCCCACAAGTTAAGTGCGATAGTGCTCGCATCCGAGCCCTCATTAATGTTCCCGATATGCCGCTTGTACCCTATATGATCTAGGGCAATGTTGCAAAGGGTCTCGATGCTCATGAGTCCCTCAAGTCCGCAATTCCAGCGTAAGTCAGTGCTTCCCGAAGTTTATTGTCCGAGGCATCGATCCGGTTTTCGAGCCCAAACATCAACCCGCTTCCCAAAAGCTTGACGAAACTCTGCGTGAAGATAGGATCGAACACGTCCTCGACAGGCGGGAAGGTGTAGATGATTGAGGCTGCGGCCACTTGGGTTCGTATCTGCCTAACTCCACCTACATTCATTACGTTGTACTCTAAGGGGAGCGGATCGAGGGGATTAAAGGTCGGCGAGATCAATCGACGGACGCGTAAACAGTCAGCGGGGTACGCGTAGCTGAAGGTCCAAATATCGGGGCTTTGAAGGATGAGTGTTAAAGATGCTTCTTTCGCCGCCCAATCGTAGTCCCCTTCGCGGAGGAGGAAGTCGCGTAATGGGGCGTAGATGGCCAAAGCCATATTGGCCTCATTACTCCCATCAGTTATACTCGTGATGGTTGTTCTCGTGCCAGCCCACGCCAGCGCCTGCTTGACGAGGTCGGTGCTCGTCGTCATTGGATCGCCCAACAGTTTGGGCCAGCCTGGAAACGGGCTGTAGCCAGGATGCCCGCCGCGATGGCTTTATTAGCGCAGATAGGGTCAGTGCCACCACCGCCAGCTGTGAAGGTTAATCCGTCTTGGACGTAGAACTGGATAGTACGTCCGCGCCAAGGATGTCGGATGTTTGTGACGCCAACAACTCCCGTCACGATCACCTGGGAGTAATATAGCGGCTGAAGAACCGCCGCCGACGCTAGTGTTAGCGGGACTGTATCGTAGGGAAGATTATTCGCCATCACGAGCGCACTCGTGTTTACAGGAGAAACCGCATCGTCAATCGGGCCGTTTCCACTTTGCCACACACCGTAAAACTGATTTCCTGTAATGTTGATGTTATCAGGATCGTTCGTGAGAAAGTGAATGTTAGAGTTTGTTGTGGTGCCGTTAAAGGTTGTGCCGTCGCACGCGGCTGCGATTGTGTTGTTGCGAAGCGCGATAGTGCCCGCTGTGTTTATCGTCACGTTTGACGAGTTCACACCCTGGCCAGGGAAACACAACATCGAGTTGTCAA